GATGGACTTGCAGGTTCGTTTAAAGGTAATGTGTTGCGGTTTGATAATATAGCAAACAGTGCAACTAAAGTAACTCAAGCATTGAAAATGAATCAATTAAAAGAAAATAAAATATTCAGTGCAGTTTCAAAAACTTTTGAGAAGATAACTGATGGCAGATAATAGACCACTAGAAGAAATTGAAGATCGCGATGCTCCGGACGTTCTACCAGATCCTGCGTTTGAGGATCCGAAAGGAGTATTCCCTAAACCTGAATATATTAATCTTGCTTCTACCAATTTAACATCTCGTGGGTTAAAGAAAAACGAGTTGTACATCGGTGGTGGTGAAAAGGATTTAAACTTAGATTTAAAAGATCTTTCTTTATCACAATATCCTCTCAATCAGGTTCGTGAAACGGTAACTGGGCATATCACTGAAATAGACGATACGCCAGGAAATGAACGTATGTTATTTAAGCACCGTACAGGTGCGGGTATTGACATGCGACCTGACGGTACAGTAATTATATCTTCAAAGTATAACACTATCCAGATTACAGGTAACGATCAAAAGGTTATCGTAAAAGGTGATGGTGAGATAGTTTATCAAGGAAACCTGAAACTACACGTTGCTGGTGATATGGATGTTGAAGTTGGCGGTGACTATAACTTAAAGGTGCATGGAGATAAACGTGAAGACATTCGTGGTAACTATCAACAAAAGGTAGTAGAAAACCATGAAACGTCAGTGACTGGAAATAAAGCATCTTATGTGGTTGGTACTAATACCGATACGGTCTTGAGTACTAATAACAGTATTATTAAAGGAGATAATGTTGAAAGAACAGAAGGTAAAATCAGAAAATACTCAGGGGATGATATTATCCTCACAGCAAAGAATGAAGTCAATATATCCTCCCCATCAATCAATATTGCTGCTGATGATTTAAGTGCTATCTCCGCAACTGGTATTATAGGTGGTGAAACTGTTTTTCATTATGGAAAAAATTACTATGGAACATCAGGATTATTTACTGCTGGCGTCGAAGCACCTACGTTTATCGGTGATCTGACTGGTAAAGCAGACGATGCAAATCAGGCAGACTTTGCAACAACGGCAGGTCAGGCACCTCTTGGAAGCGCAGGTTCTCCTGGTAGTAATAATCATACAGCGAGAGATACTTCAATAAGAACGAGCGTTCCTGCTCCTGGTGTAAACTCTACTGATATGAACGATTATTTGAACAACTCTCAACTTGGAGTTCGTATCGTAAATGTAGACGTTGGTGATCATATCAAATCAGAAATTGATAGAAGTCTACTTTATAATGGTATTTCTAAATTTAGACTTACAACTGATAACGTTCGTTCAAAACTTCGTGATCCAAATACAGCAAGGAACGATGAGTTTATTGGACGCTGTATATCAGAAGGTATCTTATCTTCTACTTTTGTTATTCAAAAACCTGAAGGGAAACGAATCGGTAGGATAGCGAATAAAGATGCTGAACCGAAACGACATCAGGGTAAACCGATGCCAGGAGGTAAGGTTGATGCAAGGATTCAATTCACTACAGGGAATAGAATTACACGTGTAATTACTCCGAACCAAAGGTACAACCCTGAGCAATATTTCTTGAGAAATGGAACTATTGATGCTCGTACTGAACTCAGTAGTGGTATAAAACTTGCTAAATTCTTAGGTGGTTATGGAGACCCTGTAACTCTAACGCATGTGACAGATAACACTGAAAGAGTTATGATTGCGAAAAATTTATATCTTCATGCAGAGTTTATCAAACAAGTTCAAGACTATCTTGATGAGAGAAATAGAAATCGTTTAATTGTTGCAGAAGGTTTTTATAAAGAAGCGGAAGGTGAAGAACTGGAAGTAAACAGTCTAAACTATTTACAGACTCGTGGGCAAGTTGTAATTTATGAACTTAGAGATCAAAACGGTCTGATACCTATCCAAAAAACTTTTGATATTGCAGAGTATATTAAAGACTATACGAATTTTGATAAGATGATTTTGGATTACGATACTTATAACCCAGACGGATCACTGAATGCTCAAATTATCATTCAAATGCCTGAAGTCAACTCTAAGTGGGAAGCGACGTTTAATAACGAAATAGAAACACGATTTAATAATTATACTCAAACGAACGGCGAATTAGTAGAGATACTTGAATAAATAGGGTAAAGGGATTTTAACTTATGGTACAAAGAGCATTTTCAGTAGAGGACGGCAATCTAAGCAAGTCGATAATATCGTCTCGCTCAAGAGATTATGTCGATATTGACCTCGCATTTGATCATCGCCCTTCGGGTGACGTTTATAAAAAGACAGATGCTGCTGCGGTAAAGCAGTCTGTAAGAAACCTTCTACTTACGAGTAGATATGAAAAACCTTTTCAACCTAACTTTGGAGCGAATCTTAATAGTGCGCTTTTCGGATTAGATACGGATTTTGATCCAGAGTTTTTACAAGATTTAATGGCAGATGCTATAGAAAATTATGAACCGAGAGCGAGAGTTTTATCTATTGACTTGAACGTGAACGGTGATCAAAATACTCTGAACGCAACGATTGAGTTTCAGGTAGTGAACACAAGTGAAGTTGTATCTGTAGAAGTATCATTAGCAAGGTTAAGATAAATGGCAACTACGATTAAATCATCAGATCTTGATTTTCAAAATATCAAGAATAATCTTAAGAATTATTTTAAAAGCAGGCAAGAGTTTGCTGACTATGACTTTGAAGCATCTGGTCTTAATAATATCCTAGATGTCCTTGCGTATAATACGCATATTAACGGTCTTACTGCAAACTTTGCTATCAACGAAGCATTCTTGCCTACAGCACAACTTCGTTCATCTGTTGTATCACACGCTGAGTCTCTTGGGTATCAAGTTCGCTCACGTACAACCGCAAAGGCAATACTTAACTTATCAGTAAACCTATCTGGTGTTGCAGGTCGCCCAGCACGTATCCAACTTCCTTCAGGTTGGACATTTAGTTCAACGATTGACGGAAAGACTTATACGTTCAGAACTCTTGAATCATACTTTGCATCGGATAATGGTGCAGGTAACTATGAATTCAAAACGTCAGGTGGTTCAGACGAGATTCCAGTTTATGAAGGTATTGAAAGAACAAAAACTTTTTTGACTGGAGAAAAAGACGAACGTCAAATTTTCGTTATTCCTGACGATACGATTGATACCTTCACTGCAGAAGTTTTGGTTTATGATACCGCATCGTCTAGTAACTTTACAACATATATCCCAGTAAGAAATGCAGTAACTATTGATAAAGATACAACTGCATATACTATCCGTGAAACCCCGAACGGTTTTTACGAACTGAACTTTGGTGACGGTATTTCATTCGGTAAGAAACCAGATCCTGGTAATAAAGTTGTAGTCACTTATCTTTCAACTGCGGGACCAACTGCTAACGCTGGTGATACATTTACTTCAAATAGTGATCTGACTGTAAATGGTATAGATTATGCGGTTACAGTCGTAACTGATACTGAATCAACAGGTGGAGCGAATAAACAAACTATCGAGAGTGTTCGACAACTTGCTCCTATTGCATATGCGTCACAAAAACGACTCGTAACTTCACTTGATTATAAAGCAACGATTTTGAGTAACTTTACTGATGTTTCAGATTGTAATGTTTGGTCAGGTGATCAAAACGTTCCTATTGATTATGGCGCAGTTTACGTTGCACTCAATTTTCCTACAGGCACTTCTGCAGCAGTTAAGAAAAACGTTCAGGATAATATTGTAAACAACTTTACTGATAATCTTTCTGTTGTTTCAATTACAACTAAGTTTGTAGATCCTACAGACGTCTTTATTGAACTGAACGCTCAGTTTGATTTTGATCCTGCACTGACAGGTTTAACGGTAGCAACTACTGAATCGTCAATTTATAAATTTTTGCAAACATATTTCACTACGAACTTAAACACATTTAATAAAGTCTTTAGACGTTCAAACTTGCTCACTGAAATTGATGCTATTAGCACAGCAATCCTTTCAAGTAAAGTAGACGTGAAAGCGCAACTTAGATTCACTCCTATCGTAGGAACGATTGAAACTCATACATTGTCATTCCCTATGAAGATACGTGGTGCTGACGATGAAACTCATGTGGTTACTTCATCAGTGTTCCAGTATGACGGTGCGGTTGCTAGTATTAAGAATAAACTTGGTTCTACTAAACTAGAAATTATTGACGTTGATGGAAACTTACTCTTAGATAACGTTGGGGAATATGATCCAGCAAAGGGTGAGGTGAAGATTATCGGGTTCACTCCAGAAGGTCTTATTGGAGCGAATACATATATCAAAGTTTCAGTTGTTCCAGATAATCCGAGCGTGATTAAACCTCTTAGAAACTACATTTTGAGACTTGATGAAACTGCATCATCCGCAACAGCAATCGTTGATAGGCAGACTACAGCACTGAAGGTAATCTAATGTCACATACAGGTTTTGGGCAAACTATAAGAGATTACGGGAGACTTGGTATTAACTTCCGTAAAAGTTTGGTAGACGAAGTTTTACCAGAACATTTCGCTGAAGATTATCCTAACCTTGTCACTTTTTTGGATGCTTATTATGAACATTTAGATAGTGCGGATAACTTCGGTGGGTTGATCGAAGAACTTCAAACTATCCGTGAATTTGAAGATACTAAATTAAAATATCTTGACTTGATGTTTGATGAAGTTGCTCTTGGGGTATCACAGTCATCATTCGTTGATCCAAGAGAAGCACTTAGGAACTTCGGTAACTTCTTTAGAGTAAAAGGTTCTCAATATTCTGTAGACGGTTTCTTTAGAGCATTCTTTAACGAAGAAGTAGAAGTCATCCACCCGAAAGATAATCTTTTCAGAGTTGGTAATTCCTTTATTGGTCATGAGTATGCTCAAAAACTTCAAGACGGAAGACTGAATCAGATTCTTTCTATTTTCATTAAAGGTCCGATTCCTTTACTTGAATGGGAAGCATTATATCGTAACTTCGTACACCCTTCAGGATTTTTCTTAGGTGCTGCGGTTGTTATTGAAGGTCTACCAGAACTTAATATTACAACTATTCAATCGGAAGGTGATGATAGATCACACATCACCAACGTTTATAGCACAGATGCTTTCGGTATCGGTGCGGTCGGCGAACTTGTAGGTGCGCTAGGATATCCTTCAGCATATGCTTCTGAAGGTTACGATGGTGCTGATAGTGATCAAAGAAATCCAAACGCAACACAAACTTATTCACAGTTCGGGTATGCTACATTGGGATATGTACAGCACGATTCAAATCATACTTTCTCTATGCGTGATCGTTACAACGTATATAGAAACATTAATGATTATCCGAACCTTACAGTCAATGATGTTCTTAAATATTACGATAACATCTACGAATGGTCAGGTTTCTACCAGTCATTCGATGACTATGCTGATTCAGCAAATGCTTCTGCAATTAGATTCTCATCTACATTAGATGACTATAGTGCAGCAGTTTATTTCAGAAAGTGATATAAATAGTCTAAACATAAGGCAGAGAATATGGCAAGACAAATTATTGATACTGGCACCAATGCTAATGACGGTACAGGTGATGACCTCCGCACTGGTGCAACCAAAATTAACGATAACTTCGCTGAAGTCTACGGTGATATCGCAGCACTTCAAATCGCAACTGGTTCAGCAGGTGGACTAGACGGTATTGCATTCGATACTAAGACGATCGTCTTTGAAGGTGCAACCGATGATGCGTTTGAAACTAGACTCGGTGCTATTGATCCTACGAAAGATAACACTATCAATTTACCAGATAGTGATGGAACTGTTGCGCTGATTGCTGATATTAGTCGTATCATTGACTCAAATTACATTTCACTTAAAACTGGTACAGCATTTGACTCTGCATCTACTCTCGTTATTGTACAGGCAAACTCAGTTGATTCAAGTGAAGTTATTAACCTCGTAGATTCAGCATACGTTGCTTCACGTTCATTCATTGAAGATTCAGATAACTTCCTTACTAAGATGCATGCTATCAGAGGCGACGTTGTTCCTTATGCTGATAGCACTTATGATTTAGGTGACTCAAACTATAAGTGGAAGGACTTATGGTTGAGCGGAACTACTATTCATCTCGGTGATGCAACGATTACTAATGACGGTTCAAATATTGCTTTCGGTCATCCGATTGAAGCAGAGATTGTTGCAAACAACTCTATGGAAATGAAAGATAATATTATTCAGTCAACATTAGGTACTGATAATATTCTAAAGTTTAGATCAATACACGGTTATCGTTTCAGTACAAACGATGGTGTAGACCTTTTCTCAATTCGTGGCGGTAATGCTTACATGGGCGATAGTCTCGGTGGAGGTAACTATCTTCACATGAGAAGAGCGGCAACTGCAGATATTGCTAACGCTGCTCGTTTGAAAGGCATGATTGCTTATGATGATCAAAAAGAGAAGTTCTCATTTAAAGATAGCGATGGGGTGTTTGATTTACCTCGTGACGTTATCGGTGACTCTGATCTTCAGGCGACAGTTGACTCAGACTACGTTCAAGCGAGGGCAGTAGAACTAGACCTCCGGAACTATACGGTAGCATCTGTTCCATCAGGTTCTCATGGTAAAATGATTTTCGTAACTAACGGTGCATCAGGTAATCCGTGTTTGGCGGTTTATGATAGCGATGCAGGATTTTATAAGCGCATCGCACTTGGCGCACAAATTAGCACATAATAGGATAGAAGATGCCAGCAACTATTACAGATACACTTAAACGTCAGATTGCTCGTGACTTTTTTGATCAGTTTCAAAATTCAACTGCAAACTATTATGTAGCAATCGGTAAATCAGAACAGTGGGATTCAAACGAAACTGTTCCAACTCCAATTAATAACCCAGAGCAAGCATCCGACTTCCGTGATGGTATGCAGTCTATTAAGAAAATGACTGGTACTTCACTCGTTATTCCTCGTAATAACTGGTCAAGTGGACGCTTATATTCTCAATATGATGATCGTCAGTCTGGTTATCCAACCAACCCTTACTATGTTAAGACTGATAACAACCAAGTTTATGTTTGCCTTGAAGCAGGTAGAAATGCACTTGGGGCGATTCAACCATCAACGGTAGAACCAACTGGGTCTAATAATCATTCATTCCGTACATCTGACGGTTATGTTTGGAAGTTCCTTTATACTATATCTGCTTCTGATCAAGAGGACTTTCAATCATCTAACTTTATGCCTGTAAAATTACAGGGAGCAACTGACTCAAACTCTACTGGAATAGAACTCAAACAACGCACTATCCAAGACACAGCAGTTGGCGGTCAAGTTCTTTCTATTATTATCACTCAGGGTGGTCAGAACTATACAAACAAACCTACAGTAACAATCACTGGTTCAGGTTCAGGTGCACAGGCATCTGCAGAGATTGATTCTGCTACAGGTCAGGTCGCTCGTATTACGATTGATCCAGATAGCACAACATTACATCATGGGTCTGGTTACACTACAGCAACTGTTGCTATTACTGGTGGCGGTGGTACTGGTGCAAAAGCACGTGCAGTTTTACCATATAGTGATTCAGGAGTGGGTGCTGACCCAAGAGTTGATCTTAAAACTTCTTCAGTTATGTTCCATTCAATGCTTGAAGGAACTGATTCAGATTTCCTTGTTGGTCAAGACTTCCGTCAGGTTGGTCTACTTAAAGACCCTCTTGCTGACGACGGATCTAAATTTACTGACACCACAGGAAACGTTTTAAAACGTATGACACTGTCTTCAACTGTAAACGCATTTACTCGTGATAAGATCATTGAGGGGCAAACTTCACTAGCACAAGCATATGTTGATCACATTGATTCAAACGAAATTTATTATCATCAAACAACTGTAACTGGATTCTCTAAATTCCAAGATGGTGAAGTTATTGATGAAACAAACGGAAACGGACAAGGTATCATTGACTCTGCTCTAATTAAACCAGAGGTTGATGGTGCATCTGGAGACCTGCTATACATAGATAACAGAGCACCAGTGACGAGAGCAACATCCCAAGCAGAAGATATCAAGATTATTATTCAATTCTAAGGATTGACAAATGGCAACGAATTATACCGATACCCTATTTAAAACAAAATATAGAGATGACTATGCAGATAGTGCTGGTTATTATCGTATTTTGTATAACAGCGGTAAGACCCTGCAAGCACGTGAACTCACGCAGATGCAGACTATTATCCAAAAACAAATCGAAAGGTTTGGTAACAACATCTTTAAAGAAGGTGCTGTTGTAAAACCAGGAGGTTTGAATGTTGACACTGCTTACGAGTTTGTCAAATTAGATAATACTTCTACGTCTACTTCAGTATCTGTTGGTGATGTACTTACAGGTGCAACGTCTGGTGTTAAAGGTGAAGTTCTTGAAGTTGTTGCCGCAACTGGTTCTGAT